ATGTGATTGGAGACCAAACTCACGGAACTTCAATTATAAACAGGCTGGAAAGTATAATGCTGGCAAGAAATGAAGCTATGGCAGATATGAAGATTGTCTTCCATAGATATGTGAAGCCATTATGGATATGGGAGTTAAATACAGATAATGAATCAAAAATAAGATCAACTAAAGCAAAATTTGATGAGACTGTAAAGGATGGAGAAAATATATTTATTCCTATGAAATCTGTTAAAGGAACATCAATGTCTATTCCTCAATACTCCACTTTAGACCCTCTGCCTTGGATAGATGCTCTTAATCAATATTTTTATCAAGCTACAAATGTCCCAGATGTTATTTTGGGAAGTGCAAAGCAGACTGTTGAAGCAAGTGCAAAAATGCTTGTATTTGCTTTTGAACAATCTGTTGAGGAGCATCAGTTATTTTTAGAAGAACAGATAAAATTGCAGTTGGGCTTGGATGTTGATTTTGAATTTCCAGCAAGTATAGCTAAGGATATAATGGAAACAGAAAGAAAGTCAGGAGATAAAAAAGCTGCTGATAAGAATGATGTGACAGCAGAAGTTGAGGGTAAAAAATGATAGAAGAAGCATTATTGAATTATGGCGTCCTGGGATTATGGACTGCTACATTACTTTATGAGAGATATAGAACTCAAAAACAAATGATAATTGTTTTAAAAAAGAACACAGACGCTATAAATAAATTACTTAAAAAAATTAAGTGAAAGGGGGGAAGTAAAGATGGATGAGGAAGCACAAAAGAAAGAACAAGAAACAGATGAAAAGAAACAGGAAGATACAGCTCCAGCTGAAAACAGAGGGGATGTCATTGAAAAAACTGATGACAAACCAAATGACAAGCCAAACCTTGTTGAACAAGCCAAAGCTGAAAATGATAGAAAAGCTGAACTTCTAAAGCAGGAGTTAGAGCTCCAGGAAAGGAAAGAAAAACTACATGCTGAACAAATGGTTGGGGGCAGGGCTGGACTTGCTGTTGCTGAAAAGCCTAAGAAACTGACTGATACTGAATATGCAGAAGCTCTTGAAAGAGGAGAAGTAGACCCATTAAGAGAAGATGGTTTCGCTAAGTAGAGAAGAACTGGAGAAAGAAATCAAGGCAGTGAGCGACTGCATAGGAGTTCATGAAGTAGGTTTAAAACTCGCTTCTGAGGGTATTAAAGTTAATGGTTTTCTTAAGGACTTGCTGGAAAAAGAGCTTAGAAAACTGCCACCAGCGACGAAAAAGAAAGAAAAACCTCAAAAAATAGAGGAAAAGAAAATTCCACTGGGAGTAGGCTAAAAACCAAACATTTATATATTTCTTTTATTTATTCTTTTTATGGCTAATGAAGTTGAAGTTACAACATTACTGGGCAATCAAGGCGACCCAGTAGAATACACTGTCGCAGATGGCACTGCTATTCCTAAAGGAACAATTCTTAAAATAGGCTCAAGTCCAAAAACAGCAGTAGCGGCTACAGCTGATGGAGATTTAATTGTTGGAGTTGCTGCTAATGAAAAAAAGATTAGTGATGGTGTAACAAAGATGTCTGTATTAACTCACTTTATTGGAGAGACTTATTCTGCAAGTGGGATGACTTTAGGAAAATATCAAAAAGTAGAGGGTGCAAATGCTGTAACCGACGCCGATGATAGCACAATCGCAAATAAAATGGAAGCATGTTGCTTGTCTTTAGAGACAAATGCTGGAAGTGCAACAAGTGCGTGCTTATGGAACATAGGATAAAATGGCAAACGAAGCTGTAATAACAACACTCTTGGGAAATAATGGTGATCCAATAGAAGTAACTGTCTTAGCTACAAATGCACTTACTAAAGGAACAATTATGACTATTGATAGCTCTCCTCAAACTGCAACTGCTGCTGATACTGATGGAGATTATATTATAGGAATTTGCAACACAGAAAAAACTGCAACTGATGGCATTACAAAAGTTCAATGTATAACTCACTGTATTGCTGAAATAACTGCAACTGCTGGAACTGGAAGTATGGTATTAGGAAAGCCAGTTAAAATAACAGGTGCAAATACAGTCGCTCCTGCAGATGCTGATACTTTAGATAAATCAATGGAAGCGTTTGGAATAGCTTTAGAAACTGTGGCTGCTGGGGGAACTGGTGCAGTTTTAATAAATATATAAAATGGCAGATGAAGCAACAAATATTGTATTGTTAGGAAATCAAGGAGATCCAATAGAATGCACAGTGGCAGCTGGAACTGCAATAGCTAAGGGTGCTGTATTTAGATTATCTGCAAGTCCTCAAACTGCTGCAATTTCTGCAAGTGGCGGAACAATGATTGGAATTGCTACTGGAGAAAAAACAACTACTGATGGAATTACAAAAGCATCTTTTTATACTCACTGTATTGCAGACTTAACATGTGGGGGTGCTGAAACAATGGTATTAGGAGAGCCTGTTATCATGGGTGCTGCCGCAAATGAAGTAGATGTTCAAACTACTGATACAATAGCTGCTGCACCGCTTGTCGTCGGTGTTGCTCTTGAAACTGTTGGAAATAATGGAACTGGAGCAGTTTTAATTAATGTAGGCAGAGTTAGATAAAAAAGCAAACATTTAAATAAATCAAAATCTATAAAAAGATATGGCAGATGAAGAAAAAAGCAATGGAGAAGATGAAGCTGAGGAAGTGGCTGAGGAATCTTCTGACGAAAATAAAGAGGAAGAATAAAGATGGCAGATACAATAGGCGAAATTGATATAAGAGGAGAAAATATAGAAAGAGCTGTAAAAGGCTTTGCTAATAAACTTTACAAAATAAAAAGTGTTCTAATGCAAGAGAGTAGTTCAAACTGGACTGAATCATATTACAGGGAAACTGCAACCCCTTTAACTGCTGGGGGAAATAGGGATATTAAAGATGTGGCAAGAGGTGCTTTACCCCCAGAACTACACCCAAGCTGGACTAAAGTTTCTACAATCAATAAAAAGTTTATGGGACAAGTTACAATCTATTATGAAGATCTAAAAACAAATGCTATTAACACACAAGCAAGAAGTCTTTTTAGATGTGCTGAGGCAATAGTAAATTCTGAGGAGCTTTATATCTATGCTCAATTAACTGCTGCTACTTCAACAAGTGGAGTTGTTGCGTCAATAGATGACTGGGATAGTGCAACAATAGCAAACAGAAGTCCTGTTGATGACATCCTTATAGGAATTGGTGCAATGGAAACAAATCACTATGATGTAAGACAAAACGGATACTTGCTTGTCAAGCCAGTAGACTACGCAAGCCTTTTGAGAAACTCAAAAGTTATTAATAATCCCTCATTTAAGACTGCTGATGTAGTTAGTAATGGAGTAGTAGGACAGATATGTGGATTAAAGATTATTGTGAGCACAAGTGTTGATGCTGATGAAGCTATGATAGTAATGGGACAAAGAGCAGCTACATGGAAACAAGTAGTGCCGTTGCAGTCTGCTGTTATAGATGACCCTGGAGTGAGTGTTAAGGTAAGATGTTGGGAAATGGGACACATTCAAATTACAGACCCTGGAGCTCTATATACAATCACAAATATAGATGTTGATGCATAAAAATGGTAAAACAATCAAATTTAGATAGAGGAAAGAAATGGGCAAGAATAATGAAAGAAGCTGAGCTTAGAAACGAACAGAAAGAAATAGAATGGATGAATTCTCAGGAAGCTATAAAAGAAGATATTAGAGCTTATGAAGAATCATTGAAACCAGTTAAAGCAGAAAAGCCTAAAGAAGAAAAAGAAACTAAATCTAAAAAAGGAAAATAATAAATGGCAACTGGCGATGTCACTATGACTTTAGTAGGAGTTTATGCTACTGAGGATCTAAAAGCTGGAGTTGATGGGCAGAATGTAGGAACTCAGGATGCTGCTTCTCAAACTGCTACATTGCATTTTGTTGGAATTGGTAATGGACAAGTTGCTGTATATAAAGAAGCGAGGGCTGCATAAAAATGACTGCTGACGGAATAACACTTGCAACAGACACACCACAAGCACACATAGCTGATGCTACTTTTGCTGGAAGTGATACTTTAACTGATGCTGATACAGACTTAGGTGCTACAACTCAAGCTGAGTTGGAGGGAGTTTTACAAAACTTAGGTGATACTTGCAACGCAATTCTTGCAGCTTTAGAAAATGCAGGCATCTTAGCAACTTCATAAAATTTATATAGTTCTTATTCTTAGATAATTCATGGGAAGACCAAGAAAGATTGAAAATACTTTTAATGCTCCAAAGAGCAATACTAAATTCTCAGAGGGATCTAAAAGTGCTGGAATCTTAGATGATTATGCAGTAAGAAAGAATGTAGATAGCATGGAGGGAACAATACAACAAACTCCGACGCTGGCAAAACATATAACAAATAAGGCTTATGTTGATAGCTTAACAACAAACCACCCTCACCAAGACGTTAATACAACAGCCACTCCTACTTTTGCAGGTTTGAATGTAGATAACATAAACATTAATGGGGCTGCAATAACTTCTGATACTGGAGCAATAAGTTTTAATGATGAGAACTTAACAACAACAGGATATATGAGTTTAAGTTATGCTCACTTTCCTTTGGGTACTCCAGGCTCAATTTTGTTTTTAAATAGCACTAATGACGGAGCAGAAGATAATGATAACTTCTTTTGGGATAATACAAACAAGAGGTTAGGAGTAGGAACATCAACTCCAGATACTACTTTAGATATTAATGGAAATGCAAAATTACAGGGAACATATAGATTATATTTTGATGATACAGGAGAGGGACTTTATTCTCCTGCTGCAGGAATTATGGCTCATGAAACTAGAGGATTTCAAAGAGTTATGACAGATACTAATGATAATGATGGAGCTACTGCTGAATCTTTTAGTGTATGGACAGGAGATACTTATGCAGGGGGAACAGGAACTAATTTATTATGGATACAAAAAGATGGCAATGTAGGTATAGGAACAAATACTCCTAATAATGTTGGACATTTTAAAAGTTCTGTTGATGGTGGTGGTGTAACAATACAAAGAGATAGTGCAACAGCTGGGCAATCAGCTGCTCTGAATTTTAAAGTAACCACAACAGATGACGCAGTCGCACCTACAGCAATTAAAGTATTTAGAAGAACTGGTTATACTGATAATGATATGATTTTCCATGTAGGTGGAACTAATGTAATGACTTTAGATGATAATGGGGGGGTGGGTATAGGAACAACAACTCCGAATAAACCAATACATATCCACGAAGCAAGTAGTGGAGATGCAAGAATACAATTTACAAATACTACAACAGGAACAAACACTAATGATGGAATACTTTTTGGTATGGGGGCAGCAGAGCAAGTTCAATTATGGAACTTTGAAAATAGTTTTATCCAAATTGCTACAAATAATATAGAAAGAATGAGAATTTTATCAACTGGGAATATAGGAATTAATGATGACAACCCCCCATATATGCTTAATGTTAATGTGGCTGCTAGAGCAAATGATGGTATAGCAGTAGAGAATGATGATGGGGTAGTATGTAGAATGACAGCAGTAGATAGCACCACCGATTTTGGACAGATTGGAACAGCGAGTAATCATCAATTAAGATTTATAGCTAATTCAGCTGCAAAAATGACTATTGATACTGATGGAGATGTAGGTATAGGAACAACTACTCCAAGCAAGAAATTAGATGTTAATGGAGATATAAGTTTAGAGGCAGGAAGTGGAGATTATTATTCTAATGATGGAAGTCAGGGTTGGACAGGAACTTTTACAAATGGCGACGGAGATACCGTAACCGTTAAGAATGGAATTATCACAGATGTTTCATAAACCGAAACATTTAAATACTTAGTATTCTTAGTTTTCTTATGGTTAAAACAATACTATTAAAACTGGATGAAGCATTCTTTTACAAACTCCTACGGCATAAAGTAGAACTGCAAAAAGTAAAGAAAGAATTAATCACATGGGAAGAATATATTAAAATTTTGTTTGGATTTTCTAAGTGTTGTAAGGGGGTAGAGCGAGCGAATGGAGAGAAAAACTGAAAAGTTGCAGATAATAGATTTTGAGGATAAAACTTCTAAAGACGGCAGCAAAAACTACACAAGATTCAAGACAGACCAAGGATGGATGTCTTGCTTTGATAAAGACTTAATAGCTGATGTGAAAAAATCACTAAAAAAGACATTAATGTGTGAAATTACTATTGATGGAGAAAAAGGCTATAAAAACATCCAAAAAGTAGAGGGAGTGGTAGAAACACCCGAAAATAGCCCAGAGAAGCCCTCAGATAGCAAAAAAGCAGAATCCTATACCAAAGACCCTGTTGGAATGGCTGTTGAGATCTTTTGTGTGTTAGCACAAATAACAGACAAGAACATGGGAGCTATGTTAATAATGGATGAAGCTATTGCTTTAGTAAAGAAAGCAAGAGGAGCTTTCGCAGATTAAATAAATTTTTTAAGGGATGGTTTGGGAGTCGTGCCTTAGAGCCTCCCCCCATCCCGCTATTATATTAAAGATGATTCATAAAAGAATAACTGATAGAATTAGATGGTTTAAGGAGCTATGGGAGTATATCTTAGCTGAAATGCATGGAGATGTTGAACTGGCTAAACCAGTCTATAAAACCATACTTTTTGAAGAAAACTATAAAAAATGATAATATCTATACCAAAGGAAAGCAGATGTAGATGCTGTGAATGGCAAGAGTTTATAGTTGATTATAGCAAGGAGTATAGATGGGGACTTTGTAATGATTGCAAAGAAGCACTTAAGAAATATAGAAATAGAACAAAAAAATGACACTAAAAGATAAAGCACAATCATTTGGAGTAAAGGGGATAGGTTATTGGTATTCTGAAGATAGTATTGCACAAGCAATAAAAAAATTGAAAGGGCATTTATCTCGTCGCATTTGGAAAGATGATTGCAATTATATTCCTTGGGATTTATTTTTAGAAGAATTAGATAAAATATTTGGAGATTTTGATGGTTAAAGGACACTGCATAAGATGCGGGAAACTAAATATAGATGATGATAAAAAATCCTGTTTTATGTGTGATGATTGCCAGGAAATTGTAAGGAGACAGCTTGAAAATGAGAAAGAATTTATGGAAAAGACTTGTAATGATTAATAGAATAAAGATAACTCTGAGAAAACTCAGAGAAAAGAAACTCCTATATTCTGAAAAAAAATTAGTAAAAGAGGTTATGGAAGAGGGTGGAGTTTCTGAAAGAACAGCAAAAGAATACATAAAAGCAGCTCAAGACAATCCAGTAGAGCAAAAAGCCTATGAGGAACAATCTTCTTTAATCTAATTTATTTAATATATACTCCTTCATATCCGAGGGTTTCGGTCTGAAAAAACAAGACCGAAAGGTTTATTATTCTGCCTTTAACAAGCGTGATTTAGCTTTCTAAATCACTCCCTACGCTCATTTCCATTCGCCCGACCGCCTCAGAATATAAACCCATAGCCCCGAGTAGTTTCAGTCGCTTTCTTGATTAATTAAATAAATTAGGAGTTAAAAATGTTAACAAGAAAACATTTCAGAAAAATAGCAAAAATGTTGAAGAATTGGGAAGTGTGTCCTGCTTTTATACAGGATATGGCTCATCTCTTAGAAGAAGAAAATCCAAGATTTGACAGGTTGAAGTTTTTAGAAGCCTGTGGAATTGAGTTGAAAGGGGGTAGGCAGTAAAATGGTAAAATGTTGTGGTAAAGAAAGAAAGCATAGCTATTCGTGTATGAATGGTGAAGATAGAGCTTATGAGTGGTGTGAAACTTGTGGAAGTTTTACAACAATAATAACTGGCTTCTTAGATGAAGAAGAAGAAGTTATAGGATTGAAGGATTAGTCACCCTAAGTGACTACTAATTAAATTAAATGGAGGTTAAAATGAGAAACATAGATGACATAATAGCAATTATGGAAGAAAAAGGTTGGATTTATAAAGGAAGTGTTAGAGATGAGGATTTTAAAAGATGGATATTGAAGTTTTATGATGGTGAAATTTTAATAGCTTGCTTTTATCCGATTAAGGATTAACTGCCCTAAGCAGTTGTAATTAAATTTAAGTGAGGTTAAAATGAGTAGCATTACAATAAACTTCAGAAAAGATGTTGATATTGAAAACATCAGAGAAGAAATAAGAGAAACAATAGAAGATACTTTTGGTATTGAAATTGTTAGTATGGATTAGTCGCCCTAAGCGACTTTTTTTTATGCTGTGTGTGTGTATATAACTTTTCTATAATAGTAAAATTCTCAAAAACATAGCTTATGTGTAAATATCAAATAAGATAGCAGCATTGCAGCTTTCACTTATGGCTAATCGGTGCATTTCGTACGCTTTAACTTATACCCCAGAGCACATCTCTGGCATCATACACACATTAAACTCAATCCCACTACCTACCCTTTGGTTTTCTTAACTTAATAACCGCACCAAAACATAGATGACATTTATTAATGTTTTTTTCAAGAGGCGAAAAGCCTATAGTGAATATTAAGGTGAGAGAGATGAAAAAGTAACCTAATGTTTCAAGGTTTTTTGTCTTGAAGTCTTTCTCACCTCAATTTATTTAAGAAGTTATAGTTTAAATAGTTTTCTCTTTTAGATGTGTTTAAGTTCGGTATACCGATTATGTAACTACTTTTTCATTACTTTCCAGAACCACAATACTTTTATACTTCTTTAGCTTAAATTTGCTGAGGCAAATTTATGTTCGCATCAGCCAATTCGTATGTGTGTTTGTTCTGGAAAGATAGGCTGATTGCTCTTAATTAGCTGGCAAATGCCAGTTATGAACAGATTTGAATCATCCCATGATGCTCAGCCCGCTCAATGTGGGATGCCTCATTTCGCAGGGGAGCTCGGGATGATTACGCGAACTGCATGGGATATTGCTGGATTTGTGGGTTGCCTCAAATCCAGTCATGCCCCGACAGGATGCACACTGGCTCGGGCACTGGGTTGCCTGTGCCCTCGCACCAGGTGCTCGTCGGGGCTATCCACCACCACCCCACCCCCCCAGATATATATATATGTAGATATATATGTTGATGTTTATCAATATATATAAGCGAATCTTGAATAAACATATTTATATAGCATTATAAACCCCACACAAAATTTTATAGAATATTTTATAAACTTCCCCCCCCTAATATTATAATGGAATACAATCTTCTTGAACCATGGAAAACATTAGATCCATGGCAGGAAAAATATATTAACTGTGATAAAGACTGTTTTGTTTTATGTGGCAGACAATCAGGCAAAACAGCAGCCGCAAGCATCAAATTCGGAAAAAGAGCTGCTGAAAACAAAAATAGAACAATTTTAATGGTCGCCTACACTGAAAAACAAGCCTATAATCTATTTTTCAAAACTTTAATGTATTTAGAAGCTCAATATCCAAGATTAATTGCAAAAAAAGCTAAAAAACCAACAAAACACGAAATTAATTTAAAAAATGGCTCAAAAATCATGTGTTATGCTGCTGGATTAGATGGCTCAGGCATTAGAACATTTACAGTCACAGATTTAGTCATAGATGAAGCTGCACCAATGGCAAGAGAAGTATTTGTAAGCACAATGCCAATGCTTGCAGTGACAGGCGGAACAATGGATATAATCTCAACACCAAGAGGTAAAGAGGGATTTTTCTATGAATGCTCAAAGGATGATAAATTTGAGAAATTCTATATATCAGCAGAAGATTGCCCAAGACATAAAAAGGAATTTTTAGAATCCCAAAAAGAGAAAATGTCTGAAATAGAGTATGCTCAGGAATATCTCGCAAGATTTATGGATGAAATTAAGCGTTTTTTCTCAGAAGAATGGATAAAATCTGTATGCACACAAGAAAGGAGAGAAACTATCTTAAAAGACAGAGATTACTTCTTAGGATGTGATATAAGTGCTATGGGAAAGGATGAAACAACTTTTGAGATAATAGATGGCACAGACAGAGAAAATTTAATCCAAATAGAAAATATAACAACAACAAGGCAATTAACAACTCAAACAACAAAGAAAATCTTAGATCTTAACAGACTTTATAATTTCAATAAAATAGGGGTGGATGATGCAGGAGTAGGTTTTGGTGTATTTTCAGAACTGCTTGAAGCTGAGGAAACAAGGAAAAAAGTAGAAGCTATCAACAACGCAAGCAGACCCTTAGATGATGACCCAGAACATCCACAAAGAAAAAAAATATTAAAAGAAGATTTATACTGGAATCTCAGAACTTTGGGAGAAAAAGGAAAAATAAAATTATTAAAAGATGATGAACTTTTATTAAGTTTAGCGTCGGTGCAGCATGAAAATATAATAAAATCAGGAGAAAAGACAAAATATAGAATCTTTGGAAATTACACTCATATAGTTGAAGGAATTAATAGAAGCGTGTGGGTGGCAAAGAACAAACATTTAAATATTTACTTTGCCTAATAAAAACATGGCTGGTTATACAAATACAACAATAATTGCTGACACAACAAATGTCGCAGGATTTATGGGTGCAAATGTAGATGCTGGATTTACTGCAACAATGCAAGACTTAGTCGGAGTTTATACTGAGGCATTTCTCTGCACTTTATTAAAATATGATATTGTTACAAACTGGGCAAGTTTAAATGCAGTTTATAAATTATTGTTTTCTGAATATGCTTGCAGAGCTATTGCTATTGAAGCAATAAAATATGATATGTCTGGTTATACCTCAAGAGTTGAAGCTGAGGATATGATTAATGTTCATGCGTGGAGAATGCATGAAATTGAGGAAATTCTTAAAAAGGCTGATATTCAAGATTTTCAGGGGGTATAAGATGGCACTTGATTTGCCAACTCACATCCCACAGCTTTTCAAGCACTCAAGTATTGTTAAGATGGGGGGCGGAAAAGAAAGAATTGGGCAAGATGTTATTATTGTATCTCTTGATGGATGCGGAGACTTTGATAGCATACAAGAAGCTATAGATTCTGCAACTTCAGACGGAGCAATAATAAAAATCAAGGCAGGAACTTATACTCTTACTGGACTTACTTTGAAAAGTAATATCACACTTCAAGGAGATGGATTTCAAACCATTCTAAATATTTCTGGAAGTGCAAATGGGCATATTGATATTACAAGCAAAAGCAACGTAACTATAAAAGATATGAAGATAAATCTTTCAGGCACACTTTCAAACTTATCAAGGAAATGGCATTTTGACATAACAGGGAGCATAAACCTACAAATCAAAAACGTATCTTTCACAAATGCAAGCACTAAGAAAGCTGGCGGAGATTTAGGATTCATAAGTGTGACAACAGCGGGAGCTATTACATTTAACTTAATTGACTGCATATTCACAAACACAGGGGCTGGAGATGCCACAGGAGTTCTTTTTGATATAGGACTTGATGAATCTACAATTACTGGGAATGTAGCTGATGGAATTACCAATTTAATTCAAGATACTGGAGATGGATATGATATAACTTCCACAAAAATAACAAAAAACTTAGCTGGCGGAATTAATATTTTGGGTTCTGCTGGACAAAATATTGACAAAAATAGTTTTACAGATAATAATCTAACTTTTTTATTTTTGGGAGATGATGGAACTGCAGATAATAACCGAATAACTGGAAACTATTTTAGAGCTGGGGCGAGTTCAAAAGTTTATTTAGGGGCAAACAGCAACAATAATTCTGTAACTGGCAATGTGCATGATGCTGCTAATGTTGATGGTGGAGCTGGTAACGTAGAAAGCGGAGATGTTCGATATTAGAAAAATACTTAAACATAGAAAACATAGAATAACATGGCAAACCCGAGTTTAGATGTAAATAAAGCTGTAAAAGGAGATATGACTAACACAGTCACAGATTACAGCGTAGATACAATAGAGCTTGATTCTCCAACTGGAGAAAAAGAATACAAATATAGAAATTCTAATTTTGCTCAGCAAATGGGCTATATAGACGAGATTCCAGAACTTCGCTCTACAATAAATGCCATGGCTAAATGGACTACTGGAAAGGGGTGTAAAGGAAGTGAGGAGATCTTGAGCAAAATTGTAGGTAATGGAAAGCAGAGTTTTAATGAAGTTATAAAAAATTGCATAAAAAATTATATGGGAACTGGAGATGCCTATTGCGAAGTAATAAGAGAAAAAACTATCAAAGATAAACTGCAAAACATTGCGAGCAAAGCTACGCTTGGATTAATAAGATATAAAGCTGGAAGTGGGAAGTTAGTGAATCTTAAGCCTTTAAATGCAGGGAGAATGTCTGTGATAGCTGATGAAAATGGAATGATTAAAAGATATGAATATAGTATGGGTGCAGGAAAAGAGGCTGTGAAATTTGAGCCTAATGAGATTTTTCACTTGGCTTGGGATGTGATTGGAGACCAAACTCACGGAACTTCAATTATAAACAGGCTGGAAAGTATAATGCTGGCAAGAAATGAAGCTATGGCAGATATGAAGATTGTCTTCCATAGATATGTGAAGCCATTATGGAT